GCGGCAAGCGGCATTCAAAGGCGTTGCGCCAAACCAAGACATGACGCACGAAGCCGCCGAGGGCTTTGTGGTGAAGGGCACCTCGACGCTGTATGGCGAAGATGGGGATGTGAAGGCCCAATGGGTTAAAACCCAGCAGGGGCCCGCACAGGCGCTCTCAGAGATCAGAGAAGCCATTGCCGAGGCGATGGAGGATTACAAGGGCGTATACCGCCCCAGAAAGGCACCGACATCGGATACCAGTGATCTGCTTGCCTGCTATGTGATGGGCGATCCCCACATTGGCTGTTATGCCCACGCAGAGGAAGCCGGGGAAAACTTCGATGTGAAGATTGCCCGAGAGGATTTGCTAAACGCCACATCGAGGCTGGTGGCAGTAGCGCCTAAGACCGATCACGCATTGATCGCGAATCTGGGTGACTTCTTCCACGCTGACAACAGGGGCAACACCACAACCCGGGGCACCCCGGTAGATGTGGATACTCGATGGCCCCAGGTTTTGCAGGCCGGATGTATGCTCATGGTGGATCTAATCACCTTGGCCTTATCCAAGCACCCACGGGTGTCTGTGGTGAACTGCATCGGTAATCACGATGACCATTCGAGCGTGATGCTGAGCGCCTTTTTGGCGGCTTACTTTCATGCTGAGCCCCGGGTGGAAGTGCTGCCGACCACTAACAAGTTTCACTATTTCCAGCATGGCAAAACGCTGATCGCCTGTACCCACGGCGACACGATCAAGCTGAACGCGCTGACCGAGATTATGGCGACTGATAAGCCCGAGATGTGGGCCCAGAGCCAGCATCGTTACTGGTACACGGGGCATATCCACCATACGACCCGGCAGGAGCTTAGAGGCAGTGTGGTGGAGTCATTCCGCACGCTGGCGGCAAAAGACGCTTGGCATATGAATTCCGGCTACAGATCTGGCCGGGATATGTTCTGCATCGTGCATGACAAGGAATATGGCGAGGTAGAGCGCCACCGCTGCGACATCCGGCGAGCTAGGGACAATGGGTGATCTGGTTGGCATTGATGGTGGCAAGGCCAAAGCGGTCACGATAGAGCTCGAAGTGGTCGAGTGCGGTAACTGTGAGTCAGCAATGTTTTCTTGGAAGGTAGACGCTAACAACCCAAAGCAGCACATCCTTTCGTGCTGTGTATGCGGTTATCTATTTCCAGTGCTTGAGGCCGAGCAATCCAACGTGTTTGCGGAGTTTGACGAGGGCTCAGATGACTAGAGAGCTTGGATGCTGGTACTGCTCCGGCACATTGGAGTCCATTGCAGACGCTGAAACGGAGATGAGCCAAGAGTTTGTCAGGGCCGTGTATGCCTGCAATGAATGCGGTGCGCGGTACGTGGCCTGCTATGACCCCGTGCAGGAAGATCAATAATGGCTCTAGGGTCGCTCATAGGTAAAATTTTCGGCTCTGAGAAGGCCATTGAGGGCGCTGTGAAGGGCATCTCAAATAGCCTTGATGTGCTGGTCTATACCGACGAGGAAAAGGCTAACGATGCCGCGCTTGAGCGCCAGAAGGCCCGGGCGATGGTCATCGATTGGATGCAGTCCACAAGCGGGCAGGCATTGGCTCGAAGGCTGATAGCTTGCTCCATTACGTTTATTTGGCTTCTTCAATACCTATTTGGTTGGGCAATGGTTACGGGCGCTGTATTCAGTGACCCTGAGATTGCTGCCCGGATGAAGGAAGCCAGTGAGATCACGCAGGCCCACGCGGACAGCATGACGGGGGCCGTAATGTTAATTCTGAGCTTCTATTTCGCAGCTCCTCATTTAGACAAGGTGGTAGGGCCAGCAATGGAAAGATTTGCAAAGGGTGGTAAGAAATAATGCGGGTCGATCCTTCAGTCAGCTGGGGCGATATCGCCATGACAACTGGGCTGGTGTTCTCTGGAATTCTTGCCTTTGCCTCAGTATCCCAAGGGGTTTCCCTCAACGCCGCGTCGATCAAGGTTATCGATCGTGACGTTCAGCTGCTGGCACAGGAACACCGAGCTCGATTGAGCCAAGAGAAAGCCGACCGTGAGCAATTGCGGTTAGAGATGCGTGAGGATCTGCGCGCCATATCCGAGAAGCTAGACCAACTAATGCAGAGGTCAGACGGTGAATAATCCCAAAGCCGCATACGGTGGCGTTCAGCGCATAAATGCAATGGCACCCCAAGCCCCCGGGCCGACATACCAGGGTCAGGTAGTGGCAGGACAGTCGGGCTTAAACGACATGCTGTCTACCCAATCACAGCAAACGATGAGGGTGCCATCTACCCCGGTGAAGGGTTTATTGCAGCGCACTGCGTCACAAGCCATGAGCGGGCAAAGATCGCCAGCAATGGCAGGCCGACCTAAGATCCCGGCGGGGCTGGGTGCGGATATAGGTTATGTCTAAGGATTGGGACGACGATTACGACGATTTTGAGGATGAGCCCAAGAAAAAGCGTGGGCGTCCGAAAGGTAGTTTCAACAAGGCATCAAAAGCTCAGATCGAGCGGGTGTGCGCTGATGGCGGGACATCCCCCCTTGAGTATCTCGCTTCGATCTACCAAAACGAGGCAGAGGACATCCGTTACCGGATAGACGCTGCCAAAGCCGCCGCACCCTACGTTCATGCCAGATTGTCATCGACGGAGATCAAGGCCGCAGTACAGGAGATATCTCAAGAGGAATGGCTGGAGAGCTTGAACTAACCCGCCTCAAGTTAAAGAACGACTTTGAGTTTTATGCCCGCAATTGTTTGTCGGTCAGGTCAAAGTCCGGTGAAGTTAAACAGCTACTGCTAAACAGGGCTCAGCGGTTCATTAACGACTGCATCGAGGAGCAGAAGCAGCAGACCGGGCAAGTCAGGGCGATCATACTCAAGGGCAGGCAGCAGGGTGTCTCGACTTACGTTGAGGGGCGGTATTACTGGAAAACCACGCACCGTAAAGGTGTCCGGGCGTTCATCCTGACCCATGAGGCAGATTCAACGTCAGCCCTGTTTGAGATGGTGGAACGGTATCACCAAGGCGCTCCGGATTTCGTGAAGCCGTCTACTGGTGCGAGCAATCAGAAAGAGCTTAGCTTTGACAAGCTGGATTCGGGTTACAAGGTAGGGACAGCCGGGAACAAAAGTGTTGGTCGTGGAACAACGATCCAGTACTTCCACGGTTCTGAGGTCGCTTACTGGCCCAATGCGGCAGAACACGCCAAGGGCATATTGCAGGCAGTGCCAGATGAGGCAGATACAGAAATCATTCTGGAATCTACCGCTAACGGCGTAGGAAACTTTTTTTACCAGCAGTGGCAACAGGCAGAGGCAGGCGTCAGCCCGTTTCAAGCGATCTTTGTGCCGTGGTACTGGCAGGATGAATACCGCAAGCCTGCGGGTGCTTTGGTGCCGACTGACGAGGAAGAACAGCTGATCCGGGCGTATGGCTTGGATAGCGAGCAGTTAGCGTTCCGGCGATCCAAGATTGCGGAGTTATCTGCTGATGGCATAGATGGAGCGTTTTCCTTCCGGCAGGAATACCCCATGACAGCGCAAGAGGCGTTCCAAGTCACTGGCGGGGATAGCCTGATTAAGCCGGAGCTTGTAGTAGAGGCCCGCAAAGCCAAGGTGCTGGCGGTAGGCCCGCTGATTGTTGGCGTTGATCCTGCGCGCTTTGGTGATGACAGGACGGCAATCATTCGGCGCAAAGGCCGATCGGCATATTTCTTAGAGACGTTTGAGCAGCGCTCAACAATGGAGATCGCCGGCATTGTTCACTCTCTAATCCGGGATGAGAAGCCGGCCCAGGTTGCGGTAGATGTTGGCGGCTTGGGTGCTGGTGTTGTCGATCGCTTGCTAGAGCTTGGGCATGAGGATGTGGTGGTGGCGATTAACTTCGGTAGCGCTGCGCTAGATCCCCAGAGATTTTTAAACCGCCGGGCAGAGATGTGGTGGTCACTGCGAGATTGGCTCGATGGCGATGTGCCGGTGATGATCCCGGATCGGGATGATTTGCACACTGACCTTTGTGCTCCGCAGTACAAGTATGACTCTAACGCTAGACGCAAGTTAGAGAGCAAGGACGATATCAAGAAGCGCGGATACAGATCGACGGACTGCGCTGACGCACTGGCGCTGACGTTTGCAGAGCCGCTTACTCAAACCGATTTTGACATCATCGAGCAGCCTACGATCGTAGATAAGGTTGCCGGCTACTAAAGGATTCTCATGCAAGAAGAGATGGAAGGTTATGGCGACGAGTTTATGTCTCCGCAGACAGCGGAAGAGCATGAGCTTGAGGTCGCTGAGCGCCTTCATATTTTTGCTTCTCGACTGAACAAGCTGGCGGCAGAACAGGTCGGCAAGCGTAATCAGATCGAACAGCGGTGGCTGGACGATATTCGCCAGTACCACGGCGAGTATGCCTCTGATGAGGCGGTCAAGCTGGCTAGGGCCAAGGGCTCTGAGGTATTCGTAAACATCACGCGGAACAAGACCAATGCAGCCGAGGCACGGTTGCAGGATATGTTGTTTCCGACTGATGACCGGAACTTTGGGATTTACCCGACTCCGGTTCCAGAGCTTGATTATATGAGCAAGATGGAGCCGCAGACGGAAGATCAGCAGACTGCGATCGAGGCGGCAAGAAGCATTGTGTCTCAGGCTACAGAGTCAGCCTTGCAGATGCAGGACACCATTGACGATCAGTTGCTTGAGTCTCGATATCACATCAAGGCGCGCGACATCATCCATGATGCCTGCCAGCTGGGTACGGCGATTATCAAGGGCCCGGTGATCGTAGGCCGCACTAAGAAGCGCTGGGACGTAATGCCTGACGGCATGAGTATGTTGCAAGTTGTCGAGGCGCTGGAGCCAACGGTAGAGCGGATCGACCCCTGGGACTTCTACCCGGATATGTCAGCCAAGACGATTTCGGAAGCTGAGTTTGTCTTTGAGCGCCGCCGGCTGAGCAAAAAGCAGCTGAGAGATATGGCTAATCTGCCCGGTGTATTGGTCAGCCAGCTTCGAGAGATTGTTAAGACCAGTGCCAAGAGCACTCACATTGCCAAAGATTTTACCGATGACATCCGAAACATTACCGGCATCAATACGGTAGGCGAGGGCAATAAGTACGAGATATGGGAGTACCACGGCCCGGTATCTAAATCTGAGCTGATAGACGCTATGCGGATGTCGGATGACGAGGTAGATGAAGAAGAGATCGATGAGCTGAACGATGAGGTAGAGGCTACCGTTTTCTTCTCCGGCGATCGTGTCATTAAGGTTGCTGTTAATCCGATGGATTCGGATGAGCGACCCTTTGCAGTATTCAATTGGGAAAAGGATGAGTCCTCGATCTTCGGGTTTGGTGTTCCATGCCTGATGAGGAGCGCTCAGCGCGTCATCAATGCGTCCTGGCGGATGATGATGGACAACGCCGGCCTGTCGGTAGCGGATCAGTTAGTTATCAACAAAGAGCTTCTGTATCCCGCTGATGGCACTTGGGATATGACGCCCAAGAAGATCTGGTATCTGCGCGATAAGACCAGATCGGTGCAGGAGGCGTTTGCCTCGTTCGCCACGCCCAGCCACCAAGTAGAGCTTGCAAATATATTCTCAATGGCGCGTCAGCTTGCAGACGAGGAAACTAATCTGCCGTTGATTGCCCAGGGCGAGATGGGTCAGCACACCACCAAGACCAGCTCTGGCATGGCGATGCTGATGAATAGCTCGAATATCGTATTGCGAAAGGCAGTCAAGAACTGGGATGACGATATCACCCGGCCACTGATTACCCGCTTCTACGATTGGAATATGCAGTTTAACGAGCGAGCAGATATCAAGGGTGACTTCAGCATCGAGGCGCGAGGATCGGGTGCCTTGCTGGTGCGCGAGAAGCAACAAGAAAACCTGATGATCTACTCCAACCTGTCTATGGCTGTCCCGGAGTTTGCCAAGCGCAGAGATTGGGCAGAGCTCGATAGAGAGATCGCCAAGTCGCTCGAACTGCCTTACGACCAAATCACTTTAGACGCTCAAGAAATTGCAGAGATGGAAGAAGAGCAGCGGGCAATGCAGGAGCAGATGATGCAAATGCAGCAGGCCGGCGGTGGCACTGACCAGCTAAAAGCGGAGTTGGCGCAAGTAGAGCTCCAGCTGAAATCTCAGAAGTTGCAGTTGGAAGCGCAGAAGGCGCAGGCCGGGATACAGCAAGACCAGGCTGAAATGCAGATGAAGAGCCAGATTGAAGCGGCCAAGTTACAGCTTGAAGCCCGGAAGCTAGAGCTCCAAGAGCGCATCCAGTTAGCTCAGCTGAAGAACAAGTATCAGATGAGCAGTGAGCAGCTACAAACCAAGATAGCGATTGATTCAGAGAAGATCAGAACTGATCGCGATAAAGCGGCGGCAAATACGAACGTCCGGCTAACCGATGCTTCGTTGCGCTCCCGCAATATCTCGAATGGCTTTGACACCTTCGGCTGATGGTTGATCCCAATTCTGCTACTTGGCAGGCGATTAAAAAATTTATC